TTATGTGTTGAGTTGTTCCAAATGCGTCACTCATTGCCGTTGCAGCTGCTGCCGCATCTTCTGCACTTACTGTTAGTGAGAACATCGATGCACCTTGAATACTTGAAGCTAATCCTGCTGCTTCACCTGCCGTTAAACCAACGGTTTTATATAAATCTAATGCAGTATCGTAAGTTCCAGTAAATGCTGTATTTGCTGCTTCAATACCATCTGTAAATGCTTTTGCACCAAGAGCCATTACACCACCTGCCATAAACAAGTCTGCAAGTTCTGATGAGTATCCTAATGATTCTTTTAATGCGGTATTTTGTTGGTCGATAATGTCATTTAAGTCTGATTGCGTTTTTACATTTTTATCAGAGAGTCTTTTTATTTCAGTTTGTGTGTCTTCAATAGAAATATATGTATCAAGTTCTTTAACGAGGTCTTTATTGACTGCTTTTTGATTCTGTATTTGATTTTTAATGTAATCTTCTCTTGCTGCGGCTAAAGTAGAAAGTTTTTCTGCTGCAGTTGTTTGACTCTTTAATGTATTAGCAAGGTTTTGTGCGAATTTATCTGTATCTCTGTTGGCATTTTTTATATTTAGAAGAGTATCCAGTAATTCCCTCGCATTATCTCTTGCGCCAGTATATGCCTCTTCAATTTTTTTATAATCGTCTGCCATTTAGCTTCCTCTTATTTTAGAGTAAGATATTTTTTGTTATAAGCTGGTATTTTATCTTCACTACCATACTTTTTAATTAACATTTTGTATAATTTGTCTTGGTGAAATTTTAATTTTACTTTATCGTCTTCTAAATCCTTTTCAAGTTTCTTTTTTTGACTATCAGTTTTAGCCATTGATAGTCTTTTAAAAATTCTATCAACAAAACCCTCATCTACTCCTTTGGAAGATAAGACTTCTTTTAATTTAGTTGCTTTGATGGTTTTCATATAATATCCCTTTGTTATATTCTATAAATATGTAAAAACCCAACAAATATGTCGGGTTCTTATACTACTATTATTTTCTTGGTGTTTTTGACTTGATTTTTCTCATTTCTTTATCATGTGCCTTTTTTTCTTCTTGTTTGAATTCTATTATCTTACCGATATAGAAGTTTCTCGCCCAAACAGGCATATTGTAGACATCGGTGTGACTAAACCCACCATTTCCATGATATATGAGGTCAAAAATTTGAGAATGTAAATGCTTTCTATAATCACTCGGAAGGCCAAAAAAACCCGACATCCATAGGCAGTTGCATTTCTCTCTCTTCCCCGGTCTCCTCAGATACAAATTCAAATGTTAAATCAATATCGGGAACACTTTGGTTGATATACGCTCTGAGTGCCTTTGAATCTACTGCGAATAATTCATTGTCCACGAAATGATTGATGTCTTTTTGGTCATCTGACCCATCTACTGAAAGAATCATATTTTTCATTCTTGTAGTTAACTCTCTTGAAGTCATATCTTTTAATTTACGATTTGCCTTCTTAATTGCTTCTACTTGATGTTTAACTTTTCTTTCTTTAGATTCGGTCATCGCCATAAAGGTAACCTTTCTCTTTGAGGTTGGTAAAGTGAATTCGAACTCATTTTTATGTGGTTCTACTTGATTTTCACCCTCATAATCCTTATTTTGGAATTGAGTAAGGTCGATGTTTTCTTTTTGCTTTGTACCTGGCATAGTTGGGTCGTCAATTTCAACCTTATACTCTTTACCATACCCAAGTACTCTTGCAGCAATCATAATTGCGTTTTTATCACCTGTAACTAAATCTATGTATTTAATTGTTTCACCATCACCATTACCAACGATTAATGACTGAAATAATCTGTCTAAAACAGTTCCGTCTTTAATATATGATTGTGTGGTTAGGATATCTTCCTCTTTTGCGGTCATATACTTCATTTCAACCTTTCCACTTGATAGTGGGTTGTCTTTTGGGTATATAAGTCCTTTTGAGGGTAAATCTATAACTTCCGTAGGGAACTTATAGTCACGAACTTCTCTTTGTTCGTGGTCTTTGATAGCTTTTTGTACCATATCCTTGTCGGAAACTGGGTACTCATCTTCTAATCGTTCTTTTGCCATAATAAAACTCGTTTTATATCTTTTTTTGTTGTACTGTACTATAATATATATGTAACTGGACTATTATTAATACAAAAAGTCTCAAAATTGTTTTAATAATGAGACTTTAAGATTTTAAAATAGATTTTGGATTATCCCCAAGTATAACTACCTTCGGTTCCTGTTAGTGTAGTTACACCACATTCAAATCCATCTGGTAAATCACCATCATAGGTAATTTTTTCTCTTCCACCATAATCGAAGCCATTAATTGGGAGTCCCCAATCTTCATTTGCTTCTTTGATTGTAAAATGTGTTGCAGCTTCTTCACCATTGTCCTTGTCTTCCCAAGTACAATATGAATCATCACCAATCCACTCGACAATATTGTCTTCAATTCTTTTAACTATTAATTTTGCCATATCTTCTCTCCTTTTTGGTTAACCTTTAATAAATATGTAAATTAAATTAAAAAACCCACCTTATGGGGTGGGTTTCTTGTTTCAATTTTTATTACAATCCGTATTTAGTATTGTAGTATTGCGTAATCGTAAGTAAGTGTCATTTCTACTGTTGCTAAATCTTCTCCTGCATAATCCATGTCTGAGAAATTAGCTGATTGAATGTATGCACCTTTAAGTGTCCACTCTTCTACTTTATCACCAACAGGACCCAAACTGTTAAATGTGATATCTTTCTTATAGAAATCAGAGTATCCATCTCTACCTGTTACAGATTCATGATGTAGTCTTACCCACTCCATTACTGCTTGTGCAGCGGAAGGTACGACTGGGTCGTATAAAGTGATTGCTAAATCTTGCCACTCAGAACGACCTTTTACATATCTTCTAACATTGATATGGTCGATGGTAACTTTACCATTGTTTATTTCTGGTCTGGCTGCCGTTTTCACCAAGTATGCAGGAATTCCTTCGATGTACATGATGAACCTATTTGACATTTTAGGTTCAAAGTTGGTGAACATTATTTCATTTGGGTCTAATAATTGTGCCATTTAATTCTCCGTTTTCTCTTTCTAATAAATAGTCTTTATTTTATTTTTTATTCAGGGAACGCTGCGCCAGTTGGAAGTACATTGAAATCAAGTACTATAAACTCTGCAGTTTTCGCTGGTTGAATAAAGATTTCTCCTTTTAAGATGTTTCTATCTATAATATCGGGTGTATTGTTTGATTCGTCCATAATAACTCGGAATGCGTAAAGACCTTGTCTTTGTTGTACTGATTCTAAGTAAGGGTTAACTATACTTAGGAATCTGTTTCTTGTTGCTGCCGTATTATTTTCGAACAATAAATACCTTGAAGATGATGCGATGAACTTCTTCAATGCGATTAGTAATCTTCTTACATTAATTCTGTCAAGAGCTGAAGGTCTAGCTTGAAGTGTCTTCTGACCAAATACCGTAGCACCTTGTCCAGGGAATGTAGCGATTGGGTTAATTCTATTTTCGTATAATGTATCTCTCTCGTCATGAGTCAATCTTGACTTAACTTCGATTACATTTGATAAACCACCTCTATTTAAACCTGCGGGTGCGAACCATGGTTCAGCAACTGCGTCATTAAATGCGATAACACCTGGTAATACAACACTTGGTGGTACCCAGACTGGTTTATTTTTGTCTGTATCAAGAATCTTACACCATGGGTGATAAGTTCCGACATAGTTTGAATCGAATGAACTTAGTGAGTTAACTACTGTTGAGATTGAATCTGTGTAAGAACCTGCGTCCATTACGAAGAATGCATCTTGTCTGTCTTCACACATATCTTTTGCAAAAGTAGTTACTGAAGAGTGTAGTCTATTGATTACACCTGGTAATACTAATAGGTTCATATCATATTCATCAGGATTTGACATTGCGCTAATAGCTTTTCTCATTGCGATTGTACCACCTGCGGTTGCTGATGATAAATCCAATCCTTGCATATTACCTGCAACAATGTTTGTTCCTGTTAGTACTGTTCTGTTTGGTGCGAATCCATCGAACCCACCTTGGAATGGTACTAAGAATTTTTTATTGTCTATAAGACCATCGTTTAGTGCAATTGCTGCTCCATTAGAAGTACATTGACTTAATAAGAACTTAGTTCCAACAGTTTCAGAACTTGAGTCTGGAATTGGGTTTAAGTAGTTTAAGTTATCTGTATTTGTAAAGTCGAATGAATAACCTAAGAATGCTCTTTTGTTAAATTCATTTGCAATTGACTGGTCTGTTACATATGTAGGACTTGGTAAATTATGTCCACTATGTATAGGTGACTTAACTGCTGCGAATCCGAAAGGAACAAGACTTGCATCAAGTGCTCCACCATCCATATCACTATTTACTTCTACTCTAATGTTTACAGATGCGTTTGGATAATCCCCATTTGAAGTAACTTTACCATTGTTATCAACAGTAATATACTTGTCACCAATAACTCTTTTAATGTAGTTAGGTGAATTAGGGTCTAAGTTAAGTCCACTAAATTCTTCTATAATACTTGGTCTAACATCACTATCTTGAACAGTTTGACCAAATATAGAATTAGCAATTTTAGAAGTATCTACTCTTCGTAGGATAACACTAAATGTTCCGTACTCAGAACCAGGAACTTCATTTGCTGGTTTAATATCTCTAATACCAATTTTAAATTCGTAGTTTGTCGAAGTACCATGTGACAATGTGTGGAATCTAAATAAGTTTTTACTTGTACCTGATACATCTTGTGATATGATGAAAGGTGTTGAAGCTTCTTGGTATGCTTTTGTATAGTCAGTTTTTCTAAATGTATCAACTTCTACATTACAATTAGGGTCAGCTGCGAAAGATGACGATTGGAATGAATTGAAGTTCATATATAGGTAACCAAATTCCGAACCATTTTTAGGAGATGAACCAAGTGTTTTTCCAATGTAGTTTACTGCGCTTGGGTCTAATGATGCGGTTGCTATTGCAAGTACTGCTGACTCTGATAAACCTGTTACTGCACCCGATGCACTCATATAAAGTGCGAAGTTAGATGCCGAAACATCTGGTGTTGGTGAAGCTGCTGAACCACTCAAGTTTGTTACAAGTGACCTATCAAATGAACCTGTTGAGTTTGCAACACCACCGAAAGGTACTTTTGTAGTAGGGTGAATTACTGCTGCTACTGAACCACTAATCTTTAATACTAAAGGTTCAACAGTATAACCACTCTGTCCTAATACTCTTACGATAGTCGCAGTTCCTGCGTCTTCTAAATATGATTGTGCAGTATAAGGTAGGTATGAATCTTCTGTCAAACCACCAAATACTTGTTGAAATTCTTGAAAGGACTCTACCTGTGTTGGTACGAATGCAGGCCCCTTTATACTTTGTCCTATAAGTGCCGCACCTATCTCTCCTATACCTTGTGGTAAGAATGAGAGGTCTTTTTCTCTTGTGAATACACCTGGACTAACAATTCTTTCTGCCATTATTTTCTCCTAAATTAAATCTTTGGGTTTACCTTTATATAAATACTCCAAAAATTTCCAAAACGAATACTTATTTGTTAGGTGTGAAAGTATTTGTAGCCACATCGTAAGTTCCCTCACCATATTTAGCTCTCAACTCCACACTTAATTCTCTTTCCTCGTTGGATAATTCTCTGTAAGATTCCATCAAAGTGTTCTTTTCAAGTTTCATTTCATTGAATTGGGCTTCCATGTTTTGAATACCAATTTCAATCTCACCTAACCTTGATGTAATTGATAGAGTTTTACTTTGAATTTCCGTAATTTTTTTAACTTCTTCTTCCGAAAAACTTTTTATTTCTTTTTCTGCCATAACATATTAATTTTATTTACTACACTTATAAATATGGAAAAATTATTCATTACCACTCTTTTTAGAGATTTTAATGCCAGAAAGACTTGGGTCTTCTGAAAATGAAACTTTTCCAATCGATACTGTTCGTTTAGTATTGTTGTTTAGTCCGACATATTCTGGAACGATATAAGCCTTAGTTACTAAAGATATTGTTGCTTTAGTAATTCTATCTTGACCCATCTCGGACATTGTTTCAAATGAGTAAGAATCACCTTTTATTACAAACTTATATCTTTCACCAAAAGAACGACCTTGGAAAAATACAATTTGCTCTACAACTTTGTTAACTTGTTCCATATAGTCACACCAAACTATCACTTCATATTGTAAATCAACATAATCAGGTCTTTCAACTGACATAAATTCTTTCTTTGGATTTTCTCCTGTCAGTATTGCAAATTGGTCGTACTTATTAAGTTTATTGTACTTTCTTTCAAAGAACTGATGTGTATCTTCGTTTTGTGCAACTTTTAATTTTGCTAAATCGGTGTTTACTGATAGATTATCTCTTTTAAAAACAATAACGGGAGTTAACATCATTCCGTTTTCGTCTCTCATAAACCCATCTCGTTGTGCACTTGCCCACTTTTCAGGTGATGCATACATTACAGGAACAGGATAAAATCTTCCATCATCCTCAACAGTTGGTCTTACATCCTTTTCTAAAAAGTTTTTAAATGCAGAATCGATATCGTAAATACCAACACTTACATTTTTTACATTATCCTTATCCCTTCTATACTGCTTTGCTTTATTTAATATAGGGTCAGGTGATGTAGAAGATTGTGTTTGTATAATCTGAGGTTTCGAGTTGTCTGTATTTCTGTATTTAGTTGCCATCGTTTATAGTCCCATTGGTACTTCGTTATCATTTTGGTTTGAATTACCGAATCTTGTTTCTACTAATTTAATACTTGTTTGTCTTGTAACATGACTATCACATATAATAGATACATTTAAACCTTGAGCATCACCACCATCCCAATACTGAGGATTCTTTCCTGCAAAGTATTGATATGAGTATGATGCGTCTATTAGATGATATTCATTATTCCATTGTACAATATCACCAACTGCAGGTACTAAATCTTTTTCTTTTAATGTATCTCTTAAAAACTTAAACTGAACTTCACGAGAATATGATTGTCCAAACTCATCAGATATTTGTGCTGCTTGATTTCTTTCTACTAAACATGGTATTTTTATTGGATTGTGAAATACTTTATTGTCACCCTCACCATATAAATTAGATTTGGTTTCAGTAATCGCAACCATATAGTAATACACTTCTGTATCAATTATATCATTAATGAGTTCTTTGTTCAATTTATTAAACAAACTCATATCTCTTTGTCCACCGAACAATGCCATAAATTACCCTATAAAAATTGGTCTTGGTACTCTGTTTAAAGTTTCCTCTAAGTATTCAGACTCTTCTTTTTTTGCTTCCATTAATGCTCTACGAGAAGTTGATTCTAACATTTCTTTCAAGTCAGTTAACAAAGTTTCTTTTTCAGCCGAAGCTTCATTTCTTAAATCAGACCCATCAAGTGTTACATCTGCACCTGGTATAGGAATAGAACTAAATTTAGCTCTGATAGCACCTAACATTTCTTTTGCTAATGCCAATGCGTATCGTGCAATCCATTGTTTACCTGCACTATTGATATTAGTATATGTTAATCTTCCAAATGGTGCGTTTGATAAATCACTTACAACATTTGAATTTGCAATTGGTGATTTACTTTCACTTTCTAATGTATAATCGAAATATACTTTTGCACCTGTATCTTTTCCTTGAGGGAATGGATATAATCTAATTCGTTGTCCATCTACATGGAATCCATATGATGATTTTCTAATATAATCATTAAATTCAATTGCTTGTAATCTTAATAAGTCATCAAACATTGGTTGCATCATGAATGAAACACCTGGCGAGTAATTACCCCATCCAAAAGTTTCTAACATTTGCTGAGAACCTAATCCTGTTCCGATGAATGGGTCAAAGTATCTTATGATTGCTGGTGGTTGTGTATGGAATACTCGTCTAAGTACGATACCATCATTTACTGAACCATTTTCTAAGTTCACCACATTTGCATCAGATAAATCATAAATTTGTTTACCTGCCACCATTTCAAAAGAACCTGTATATACTGTTACTCGTCCACCACTTAATGCTTCAGTACCATAATCTTTTGCTATACTAACCATACCATTTAGATTTGGTGCAATCTCAGTATCAGACAAATCAGTACCTAAAGCAGTACCTTGTATTGACAACATATTTTCTTTTGCTCTGTATTGATTTACTTGTGAAGAGTATTCGTTAGCTGCTTCTTCAAGACAAGTAAAAAAGTTTATATCTTGCAACTCGACATCTACGATTGGGTATCCCAATCTCTTCGCACACCATTCTGCTACTTTCGGAGCGTCATTCTGAAATTGAGTATCAGAATCAAAGAATCCGAAAGGAGTTGATGAACCACTTGAAAATGAACCTGAACCAGGCCATATTGGAATGTTTACTGCCATTTAATTCTCCTCTATGTATATAAATATGGAAATAATTAGCTTTCCCTATTTTCCATGAACGAAACTACAATATAACGAGTACCTTTAGTGGTTGCACGCGCTCCATGCTTATGAGTTATATTGCCAGGATGTAATGTTGCGTAACCAATTGGATTTTTTACTAACTTCTTTTGTCTTCTGAACCAAGTACCACCACCTTCGTATTCATCTAAATCTGATAGTTGTACTAAACAAGTAATATCTGCCCTATCGTGATGTATTCCCAAGTGTCCTTGTGCAGTTGGTATATATTTTGCTAAAAAGTTTTCGGAACTCATACTATCCCATCCTTTACCTTCTAACGCCCATAAATATACTGCAACTTGCATAACATAGTCTTTCAATACATCATTATATATCTCGTCCATTCCAATTTCTGTTATCAACATATCAGTTGTTGGGTAATTTTCATGTCGGTCAAAAGTCCATCTATTAGAATGTTCGGCTTCTTCTCTAATCATTTTACAAAATTCTTCAGTAAATAAAGGAAATTGAAAACAACTATCAAATGGTTCGTCTACTATCAAATCCCATTCCTTTGTACGAGCTGAATATGATATGAATTTTTTTGTCCACTCATCTTTGTTGTCCCAATATGTGTATAGTTCTGGATGAAGTTTTTCAAATCCAAAATCTTCTGGCGGAGTAAATCCTCTTGCCTCATCTGGTAACTTATCATTCACCAAATTATACCACTCTACATATCTGTCACTCCAATTTTGTTTTCTTGCAAATTGTTCAGCACTATCTAACAACTTCTTGTGTTCTTTTGCTTGTTGACTTGAAAAAGCAAATGCTGCGATAAATGTATATCGCATAAGGCCTGTATTTTTATTTTCCCATTTGTAGTTATCAGGGGAACTATCATCAAATGGAGTTTCACCTGACTCATGAGTATGTGAACTTATTAATGTACTTTTATTATCGAGTAAGTGTTTTAAATTACCTGTATCAGATGATAGAAGTTTAACTCGACCCATCATCATTTCAAGAGCAGTTATACAATATGTTTCAGGATACTGAGATGGGTAAATCCACCACTCAGAAGATTTAATTTGTTTGTATAACTCAGATGGATTTAGTGAACCTAAATAATGTACATCAAAGTCTCTTTCATAAGTTGGGTAATCTTTTTTTATTCGTTCTAAAGTGTCCCAATCATTAGTATAAGGTGGTGATGCAACCCACAAAGTTAAATTAGGATTAATGTTTTTTAAATCATCCCAAATATTTAACAGATTCCACAATCCTCTATCAGGTCCAGATGTGTAAATTACTTTGTCTTTAAATTTTTCTTGTTGGATGGAATCAAAGTCGGATGGGTTTATAGCATTTCCTATAACTTTAACCTTTTCAGAGTTTAAATTATATTTTTTCACTAATTGACCCTTTTGCCACTCTGATACTGCGATTATATTTGTTAATTTAGGATGGTTTAGATAATCTACTCCATCATTTGGAAGAGTCTCACCATTATACCATGAATAGAACTCTAAATTATGTATCCAAAAGTAAGAACTATCGAATGTTATATTTTTATCTTCTAAAACTTTAAAGTAATGAATGTAATTTGATGCAATAACAACATCAAAGTGTTGATTGTTATCAATACTGTCATAATCAATAAATTTTAGATTATTTGTTTGACTATTTGAAACTTCACCTGTAATTATTACCTCGTGACCTTTCTTTTCAAACTCTTTAGCTAAGTTAATGACGCAATATTCAGAACCACCCATACCTTTTTGTTTTAGTATGGTGTCATTAATTGGTTCGTTTTGATATCCTACTGTAAATAAAACTCTCATATCTATTCTACTATATAATTAACAAATTCTTCGTTTTTACCATATCTGTCATAATCTCTATAACTGATATCTTTTATTGAATGGTTTTTTTCATAATCCCACATCCAATCTTCTTTTCCTAATTCCTCAAATCTATCCTTTATTTGAGTATCATAATAATCTCTAATTAACCTTGCTCTTCGGTTAATATCAACTCTATTGTTGTCAACAGTAGAGTCTCCATTATTATATTGTACATATAACATTTTTTTAAGATGAATAAATTTAGTTTCTAAAAATGTTTTAATAATTAATTCTAAATCATCTGCGACTGAAATATTTCTATTGTGTCCTCTGATTTTATGATACACATCTCGATTCCAAACTCTACAATGGTTTGGCATCCCAATATTAAATCTAATTGTTTTTGGATTTATTTCAGGATAATGATGTACTAACCACTCTTTATCATCAATCTCTTGCCAAGTATGACCTGCGTAACCCCATACAAATCCATTCTCAGAATGACCATACCAATCATCACCTATGTAACCATATATTCTCGGTGAATTATCCTTTTCAACTTCAGTTACATCTGTATAAATAAATCCAGCATCTGTATGTTTCTTACTTGCGTCAAGAACATCTTCTAAACAAGTTGATATTAACCAATCATCGTGGTCTAATTCAAATAACCACTCACCATTACATAACATTGCCGCTCTATGTTTAGCCTCACCAACATTTCCACCTGATATTGGTGATATTCTATATGGTTTTACCCTATAATCTAATTTAGCTATATGATTTATCATTTGCCAAGTTAAATGATGGTCTTCTGGTGAATCATCTACCACAACCCACTCCCAATTGTGATATGTTTGTTCTAATAGAGATTTGTATGTTCTAAATATTCTATTTTCAGTTTTATATGTTGGAGTGAATACTGATAATAGTGGTGAATCTTCATTACTATAAACTCTATTTGATTCACATGACCAAAAAGTTGACTGACAAACTACATCATTCGCTATTACATTATCAGGATAAATTTCTTCTGCATTAACTATCTTAGATTTTACAATATCATCGGTTACATTTTGTAATTCCGATGGAATTTCACCTATTACATAAATAATATCAGCTTTATGTTTGGATAAATGTGATTTCCAATTTTTAGCATCTCTGTATGAATAAATTACAACATTTTCGAATAAATCTTCTTCGTGATAGATGTCGGATGTTAATTCGTATTTACCAAATCGTTTCCAACCATATACTAATGCCGTTGGTAAAGTAGTCTTTTGCATATCTTATCTGTAAGGTTCACCACCAACCCATAAAACAAATGATTTTCGTATACCACTTGTTACGGGAGTTACTCTATGTAAATAAAATGAAGGAAATATAATCGCTGCTCCTTTTTTAGAAGGTGCAGTCAATTCTTTTCCAATATTAAATTGTAAGTCACCACCTTCGTATTCATTTGAATCTGAAAGTTGTACTGTTACTGATATTTTTCTTTGATTTTGTATCTCTATACCACAATCCATATGCCAATCATACCCACCTTCTTGACTTCCGTAATATTCAGTATATTGAATTGATTCATTCATAGTAGATAAATCAAACTTCCACATTTTTTGATTTGATTCTACAATCATATTGTGAAGTTTTTCATAAACCCATCCCCATTCTTGATTTTGAGGACACCATTTTACTCTTGATTTTCTATAATCTGATTTTTTTGATGATTCACCTTCACCTGTTGCTGCATCTTCAAATGGAAGGAGTTTGGTCATTTGTTCTATTTGACTTAATTCAGTTGAATCAAACCCATCTGCGAACCAATAATAATCTGTGAAATTTACATCCCATCTATGAGGGTTTCTATCGAATCCAAAATTTGCTCTCATAACTTTTTTAATGTTTGTATATAAATATGAAAAATAATTTAGTAAAAGCTACCACTATGTACAGACCTTATGATATAGACATCATCACCTGAAGACCATCCATTTGGTTTAAATGTTAGTATACCACCTTGAACTTCAAAATATCCTAAACCACTCATCGAAGCCCCTTGAGCACCAATTACACCTTTTACACCTTGAACACCCGTATTACCTTTAACGCCAGTACGACCACCTGAGCCAGTTGCACCTTTATTACCTGCATTACCTTGAGCACCTTGAACACCACCACCACCTGTTGTACCTTTAGAACCTTTATCGCCTGAATTACCTGTTTTACCTTTTAGACCTTGTAAACCTACTGCGCCTGTATTACCTTTATCACCTGCGAGGCCTGTATTCCCTTTAATACCCGTTCTACCGCCAGAGCCAGTTGCACCTTTATTACCTGCATCACCTTGAGCTCCAACTGCACCTTGGTTTCCTGTATTACCTTTAGAACCCTTATCACCTGCATCACCTTGAGCTCCAACTGCACCTTGTAAGCCCGTTGCACCCGTATTACCTTTATCACCTGCTACGCCTGTATTACCTTTTACACCAGTACGACCACTTGAACCAGTTGCACCTTTATTACCTGCATCACCTTGAGCTCCAACTGCACCTTGATTACCTTTGTTACCTTTTGCACCTTTATTACCTGCGAGGCCGGTATTACCTTTATTTCCTTTAACACCTTGGTTACCAGTATTTCCTTTATTACCTGCATCACCTTGAGGACCTGTTGCACCTTTTACACCTGTTCTACCACCTGAGCCAGTAACACCTTTATTACCTGCAGCACCTTGAGCACCAAGTAGACCTTGATTACCAGTATTTCCTTTAGAACCCTTATCGCCTGAGTTACCTGTTTTACCTTTTAGACCTTGTAAACCTACTGCGCCTGTATTACCTTTGTTTCCGGCAACACCCGTATTACCTTTTACACCTGTTCTACCACCTGAGCCAGTAGCACCTTTATTACCTGCATTACCCTTAGTACCTTTATCACCTTGGTTACCAGTATCTCCTTTAGCACCTTTATCACCTGCGAGGCCTGTATTACCTTTTAGACCTTGTAAACCTACTGCGCCTGTATTACCTTTGTTACCTGCATCGCCAGTATTACCTTTTACACCTGTTCTACCAGTTGAGCCAGTAGCACCTTTATTACCTGCATCACCTTGAGCTCCAATTGCACCTTGTAAACCTACTGCGCCAGTATTTCCTTTAGAACCTTTATCGCCCGAATTACCTTTTGCACCTTTTAGACCTTGTAAGCCCGTTGCACCCGTATTACCTTTATTACCTGCGAGGCCTGTATTCCCTTTAATACCCGTTCTACCACCTGAGCCAGTAGAACCCTTATTACCTGCGAGGCCTGTATTTCCTTTAACACCTTGGTTACCAGTATTTCCTTTACTACCCTTATTACCTGCATCACCTTGAGCTCCAACTGCACCTTGTCGACCTACTGCGCCTGTATTACCTTTGTTACCTGCTACGCCTGTATTACCTTTTACACCAGTACGACCACCTGAGCCCGTACCACCTTTATTACCCGTATTTCCTTTTGCACCTGTTAGTCCTGTATCACCAGTATTTCCCTTAGCACCTTTATTACCTGCGAGGCCTGTATTTCCTTTATTTCCTTTAGCACCTTGATTACCTTGATTACCTTTAGCACCTGCGAGGCCTGTATTTCCTTTTGCACCTGTTGCACCTGCCGAACCTGCAGCACCTTTATTACCTGCGAGGCCTGTATTTCCTTTTACACCTTGGTTTCCTGTATTACCTTTAGAACCTTTATCGCCTGAATTACCTGTTTTACCTTTTAGACCTTGTAAGCCCGTTGCACCCGTATTACCTTTATTACCTGCGAGGCCTGTATTCCCTTTTACACCTGTTCTACCACCTGAGCCAGTAACACCTTTATTACCTGCAGCACCTTGGTTACCCTTAACACCTTGATTACCAGTATTTCCTTTAGCACCTTTATTACCTGCGAGGCCGGTATTACCTTTATTTCCCTTTGCACCTTGGTTTCCTGTATTACCTTTAGCACCTGCAACACCCGTATTACCCTTAACGCCTGTTCTACCAGTTGAGCCAGTAGAACCTTTATTACCTGTATTACCTTTGTTACCCTTAGCACCTTGGTCACCTGCCGAGCCAGTATTACCTTTTGCACCTTTATTGCCCGAATTACCTTTTGCACCTTTTAGACCTTGTCGACCTGTGTTTCCTGTTGACCCTTTGTTTCCTGCAGAACCCGTATTACCCTTAACGCCTGTTCTACCACCTGAGCCAGTAGAACCTTTATTACCTTGAGCACCTTGGTTACCCTTAGCACCTTGTAGACCTGTATTTCCTTTAGCACCAGTTTCACCTGCGAGGCCTGTATTTCCCTTTGAACCTTGATTACCAGTATTTCCTTTAGCACCTTTATTACCTGCGAGGCCTGTATTTCCTTTTGCGCCTGTTCTACCACCTGAGCCAGTAGAACCTTTATTTCCTGCGAGGCCTGTATTTCCTTTTGAACCTTGTCGACCTGTATTACCTGTTGAACCTTTATTACCTGCGAGGCCTGTATTTCCTTTAGCACCTTGTAGACCCGTATTTCCTTTAGCACCTTGGTTACCTGCGAGGCCTGTATTACCCTTTACACCTGTTCTACCAGTTGAGCCAGTAGAACCTTTATTTCCTGCGAGGCCTGTATTTCCTTTAGCACCTTGATTACCAGTATTTCCTTTTGAACCTTTTGCACCTGCGAGGCCTGTATTTCCTTTTACACCTTGGTTTCCTGTATTACCTTTTGACCCTTTTGCACCTGCGAGGCCTGTATTTCCTTTTGCGCCTGTTCTACCACCTGAGCCAGTAGAACCTTTATTACCTGCGAGGCCTGTATTTCCTTTAACTCCTTGTGCTCCTGTTGCACCTTGTGAACCAGTTGCACCTGTATTTCCTTTTACACCTTGTCGACCTGTATTACCTGTTGAACCTTTATTACCTGCATTACCCTTTAAACCTGTTGGACCTTGAGGGCCAGTTGCGAAACCGAGTCCAGCTATACCTGTATTACCCTTTAAACCTGTTGGACCTTGAGGGCCTGTTGCAGCTGATGCACCTGTAGCTCCCTTTGCACCCTGTCCTCCAGAAGAAGCATTTGAACCTGCATCACCTGCAGCTCCTTTTGCACCTTGAGGACCTGTGGAACTATCTGAATCGGAACAATTATTACAAGATGTATAAGCTTGATAATTACCTGAACTGTTTAAACATAGTTGAGTACCATCAGGACTAACTGACCCTTGATTTTCATAACAAGTAGTACCTATTTTTATTACAGTAGAATTAAATTCATCTTGAAATGCAAATTCAAAATAAGCATCATCACTACATCTTGAAAATTCATAGGCGTACTCACATTCCTCTTCCCCGAATCCTTTATCGTTGTGTACTATGAATCTATTAACTAAGAACAAGTCAGA